GCATAAATGTCTTGTCTTCCCAGCACTCATAACCAAGGCGTGTGCCCCAGTAATGCCATGCTTGGACAGGAATTGATGCTATCTTCTGTCCGACTCCCTCGATGGCTTTGTTGGAGTTGAATCTGTCGAAGTGTCCGTTCTGTTGTGCAACAGCCTTCATCTTGACTTCTTCTTGTCTCCAGCCACGGATAAGTTCCTCCTGCACCCTATTTCTAAGGTGAGGAGGAATTACCTCAGACAGACTTTGGATTAAGTCTGACATCCTCGATTACGAAGCGAAGTCGAAGACACCGAAGGCGAGAGGATTGTAGACGCAGAGTCCAGCAACCGCTTCAATCATTCGGGCTTCACCACCGCCAGCGTTAGGCAGAGCAGTCACGCCAGCGACATTGCCACCATAACGAACTTCAACTTGGTCGAAGGGGATGACATAACCGCAGGTGGTGTTACCCACGCCAGCCGACACCTTGAGGAAGTGTGAGGGGTGGAGACGGAGTTTACCGAAGTCACCTTCAAACACATCGACAGACGAGATGTAGGACTGAGCGTCAGACTCTCTGTTCAGAGTTCTGATGGCAGAAGCCGTGTTCGTGCTGGCGTTCTGGGATGTGGTGTAAGCGAGGTTTGTGAACGCTCTCTTGAGACCAGAACCGCAGAGGAGGTCGAAGTCACGATATTGACCAGTCTGTGTGTAGATGCCTGTGAGGACATCCTGCACATGGGTTTCGGTCATCGTGGCAGTCGTAGCCGTGGTGTTGCGGTTAGCCGCAGGGGTGGCGAACTGGGTGTCGTAAGGGAGAACTGTGTCGATTGAGCCAGAGGGCTTCAGCCACTTGTCCAGACCTCTGGTGAGGTAGGCGTTTGTGCCGTTGTCCAACTGAGCACCTTGCGTACCACACAGAGTGGCTTCCATGTCACGCTTGATGGCTTGGATGCCCTTAGCGACATTGTTAGCGAGTTCATCACGGACACCAGCGACAGTCGAGATATCCTGCGTAAGCGGGGACACACGGACTGAGCGTCTGAAGATTTGGATGTAGTTGCTGAGTTCAGCACGATAGACAGTAGCACCATCCTTGACATAGTTTTCGTAGGTGGTCACATCTGTGCCATCGACTGTACCAGTTGTCTTAGGGGTGGGGAGGCGGTCAGCCTGCCATCTGAAAAGAGTATTTCCAGGTTTTGAGCCTTTCTTAGCCATCGACGTGAAGGGAGTATCCTTCGCATCGACAAGGGCGATGAGGTCAGCAAGTTCTTCTCTTTTACCTGAGGAGAATGAGGGTTCTGTTAGGTTAGCCATAGTAGTATATAGTATTTAGGTTTACAGGAATCTGTTAGCGATGATAGAACTAAGGTCATCTCGGTTGCCACTAGCACTAAAACGTTTAGCCGCATCTCTAGACCTTGCGTCTTTTTCAGTTACGTAAGGAGGTGTTGCGGTACGCTTAGGTTGTACAGGTGCTGTTCGGTTAGACGTACTTGAAGGGCGTTTTGTAGCCGCTTCACGGCTCTTAACTCCTCTGATGTAGTCACCAAGCACCATCTTGTAATCTGGGAATCTTGCAATTTCTGGGAAATGCTTCAGAAACGAGTCAGCAATTTGTCTTTCGCTGGACGTTCTGTCTTTCCACCACGGATATTCCTTTGCAGCAACCTGTTCTACTTGGAAGTAGTTTTCAAGGTATTTTGCTCTTGCAGGAAGATGTTCTTCCAAAGCGTCAAGGGTCTTAATCTTGATTTTTCGGATTTCTTCTGCGGTGTATTCCGTTTCATTGCCATTCGCATCATTTACAATTGCACCATCGGGGTTCATCTCGCACCAGCGTCTAATCTGTTTGGCTTGTTCAGCCTCACGATTCACTTCTTCAAGTGTATTCAGATTGCTGTAAGGATTGTCAAATTTAGGAGTTTGTGCTGGCTTGTTAGCCTCTTGCGACAATCGCTCCACTTCTGACTTCAGCCGTTCAACTTCTGCTTCCGCTTCTCTCCGTTTGGCAGAGAGTTTGTCAATGCGTTTCTTTACACCCTTTGGCAGTCCACGTTCAAGTTCATCATCCTCAGACTTGGTTTCTTCGGTTTCCTCGGAGTCTTCGGACTGTTCTTGCTCGCTTTCTGTATTGGCTTCCTGTGAAAGAACTTCGTTATCTTGTTCGGAGGTCGCTTGACCCTCTATATCAGCATGTTTCTGGGAGTCTGAATTCTCCGCTACTTCCTCACCTCCTAGGAAGGACTTACTGACTAGGTCAGCAAGCGTTGATTGGTCAAAAGCAGAGGTAGTGCTTTCGTTTTTCGTGGGGTTATTTGAATCCGTCCCAAGGTCGGAGTGATTTTCTGTATTCATTAGAGAAAGGTCTAAAGTCCTATAACTTTACATGGTTTTTGATAGTCCAAGAACTAGTTTGTAAATTTGCTGTATTTACTAAAGGTGCAAGTGCAAACGTGGTGTTGTACCATATTTGGATGAATCACTCATCCAATGGACGACCTTGGTCTTTAAGAACAGCCTCACGTGTGTTCAAAAGAACAGCCTTAAACGAGACTAAAGCCTCAGCACGTCCACAATGATATGCTCTGTCTTCTCCTCTGTTTTCTTTTTGCAAGGCGTACGCTGTTTCTGACTCAATAGAAGCATCAATCAGAACGTTGACTGCTTTCCACAGTTCGTTCTTGGGGTCGAACGAAAACGCATTCACTATTTCTTGAGGTAGCATAATTACTGAGGCTGTTGTTGTTGCATTTGCTGACCTTGCATTTGTTCAGCCTGTTGAATCTGGTTTTGCATTGCTGATGCGGCTTGCTGACCAACAGGAGTCACACCTGTGCGACCAATCTGCTTATTCTGTTGCTGGCTGACGCTCATCTGGAGGTTCTTGACATAATTATCAAGCAATGCCCTGAAGTGCTCGTCTCCTTGCATAGCCTGTTGAGCCTTCGGGTTCTTGCCCATAATATCTTGCAGGTACTGCAACTTAGTTTGGGCAGTCGGGTCGTTTTCGACGTAGTTAGCCTCATTACCAAGCATCATCAGACCAATATCAGACTGTATGTCCTTATAGAGCATCTGGGAAGCACTAGCCTGTTCAACGATGAGGTCTTTAGCCTTATCTGGGTCGATAGCCTCGATAGCCGCACGTACCAACTTGCTCTTGTCAATAACTCCAGCAGAATCGAGAGGCATAACGAACTGCATGATAGCCTTGAGTTTCTCCATCACAAAATCCGTGTCAATTTCACGCACGTCGTACTTAATCTGGAAATCGAACTGATTGCTGATAGCCGACATATTCTGCGGAATAGGCTTGTTGGTAATAGCCTCTATTTCAGCGGGGTCTAGATACTGCAAGCACAAGGCGAACAGCATATTGAAGGCTTCGCTCCAAACGTCTAGCCAGTTGTTGACAATGTGTTGCTGTGTCAGTTGAGTTCTCTGCGGAGGAATGTTCGGGTGATAGATACCAAAGTAAGCCGCATGATTTTGCTCAACGACGCTAATTAAGTTGAAAGCAGTTTGCGTTTCGCTCTGCGGTGGAGGCATGAATCTGTAGTCGTCAGGTGACGTAACAGGCAGATGAATTCCCGGAGCAATCTTATTGATACCACCAAGTCTTTTCTTAACAAGAATGGGTGGCATTGTTGTAAACGCCGTGCGGTCACGGATAGAGTCGTGCTGTGCCTTGATTTCAAACTGGTCGGTCATCGCCACTTCGGGAACGCCTCTGGACTCTTGGATAGGTCTGCGGATTCGCTCTCTGCGATAGATGACAAACGGGTACTTGTTGTGGGCGTAGCCAAGGAGTTCATGGCTGGCGTAGATATCGCTACCTGCTCTTGGGCAGAAGATGGTGCAGTAGATGCCCTGTGTGCCGTCTTCGTTGATGAGGCGTGAGTAAGCGTACACGACCTCAATCAAGTGCATATTGCGGTTAATCTGGTAGTTAATCAGCGTAGCCGCAGGGAGGATGTTCGGGTCGTGGAAGTTCGTGCGAAGTCCAGCGACGCTGACTGCTTGGTTGACAAACTCTTCGCTCCATCCATACTGTGCGGCTTGAGAACGAATCTCCATTTCCGTCATGAAGACTCTTCGGAAGATGACTCTTGCATCTTGTATGTTGATGGTTTCTGGCGGGAACGAAATCTCGTCAAATGGTTTTAGAGCAACGACAGAAGGACAATTTTTTGAAATATACGATTCAGGAATTTCAGCCTTACCAGTTTCACGTAAGTCTTTGACTGCCTTTCTGACAGATTTTTCGTCAACGTCATTAAGGTATTGCTGAATCAAGTCACAGGCGTATTGTTCTTGCTCAGGATTCAGGATTGCATCAGCCAACTCAGCGAGAGCACTATTGCTTCCCTGTTGTCTTGCTTGCTGAGACAAAGCCGCAATTTCGTCTATTCTTATCGTCTGGTGGCGAAGAGCAGTTTCCTGCTCCCAAATCACGTGCAATCCAGACCATCCGTACTGCTGTGTGTATTGAGCGAGGAGTTCGGCTTCTGAATGCAGTTCTTGTCTCAATTTAGATTGCGTGAGCCAATCCATCAAGACATTAGCCGAGCCAGCAAAGTCGTAATCGTTATACTCAGTACCCTTGACCTTGACCTTACAGCGGTCAAACGTGGTCATAAGCATAGCCACGATGTCGTTGATTGTTCGGTCAACTAGACGGCAACGGACATCAGAAGCCCCCTCAAACGGAAAGGCTGAGTCGCCTTCCATACGGCTTTCGCTGTGCTTTTTACCATCCGAAGTCTGACCAGCCCATCTGGAAAGACGAATGTCGTCGTTTTCCATGATGTTGGCGACGTTACCGCCGTTTTGCGTAGAGCGATTGTACTCTTGCCAAAGATATGGGATGTCGGGCGTAGATGAAGCATAAACCAACTTGTCTTGGTTCGGGTTATACTTAGTGGAAATGTTGTTTTTAGTTATGCTCATTTATAAATTTGATTAAATCGTCTCTAAAATAGCGTTTATGACCGCCTTTTGTTGTAAACGTCCTTATAGCACCGCTATTTGCAAGTTTTTCGAGTTTTCTTCTTGTTATGCCAATAAGCAGTAACGCTTTATTCCTAGAAAGCAAGGATGGAAAGTAAAGTTCCATTAGTAACTTCCTCCACCCCACGCCTTGGTAGTATTCTTTGTTAGATGAACTGGATTCATTGTCATAAGGTAGCGGAGGCAATCTATAGGGTCTTTCGTTGCTCCCTTTTCCCCATCCTGACCAGTCCACTCCTTTATGCAGTATATAAGGTTTTGACATTTGTCTGATATGTAAAGTTTTGGTTTATTTAATGGCGAAAGTTCGATGTTTTGGTCGTACGAGAACCCATCGTTAATCATTGCGACTCCTTGTTCTATTTTGACACCTGCGGCTGGAACAAAATGCATAGGCACGTCTCCATCGTCAAGCATATCTATGAGCGTTACTCCTCCGTCTTCAGTTACAGCCTTTGTACCACCAGCCCTTGGGTCAATATAACGCTCACAGATGTCCTCCCCTCCCTCAAGTTCAAGGATGAGTTCCTTATAGTCGGCAAGGCTTCTTCCAGCGTTGGAACGCTGTCCTGTGCCTATCTTTCCGTCGCTATCGGACGATGGCAATGACCATTCGCCTTCCGAGATGTCTGGGAACTCCCTGTACACGTAAATACACCCATCATCGGTTGCTTTAGCCCATATCATAAACCAATTACGAGCACCAGCAGGGTCTACAACCATGTAATTAGTGCCTTCCTTGGGGATGTCCTCTTCTTTTACAACGTTTACTGCGTCTACAAATCTTGGGAATTGATTTCCTGTTATGTTATCAGCCCAGCCGTACGCACGTATCTTTATTTCGTGAGATTTCTTACCTTGTAACGTCTTTTTTAACTGCTCAAAAGGATTGTACGGGTTTAGTTCGCTATGAAACCATATAACAGACGCTGGTCTAATATGGGACTTAGCAATGTAAGGCATGCATCCCTTAGGGCAACCATTTACATTGACAGCGTCTGGGAGTAAGGGACTTTCTCTGGTTTTAATTATCTTAGCACCAGAGACAAACTCCTTGACGACTGGACTATAACCCGTGATTGGAGTGAAAGTCACCATGAGTTTTCCGCTTCTTGTGACGATGCGGTATCTTAGTGTCTCAATCCAATCCAAAGGGACTAATTCATCGCACCAAATAAGGTCAACTTCGCCACCTTCAATGACATCTCGCTTCTGAGCGTAGTTCATAAAGAAGCATTGCGACTTATTTGGTAAAATGAAGGTGTTATCGCTGAATCCGTTCTTTTGCGTGTACTCTACGTTCTGAACTTTGTTCTTCTTTAGGTTTTTAAACTCAGAAGGCAAGTATTTGTAGATTACGTTCTGTTGCATCTGAATGCTTGACTGATTTGTCGTGTGCAAGCACCATACACGTGCGTCTTTTACGTTTATAAGCGTCTGAACAACACGTTTAGCCGCCCACTCCGTCTTAGAGGCACGATTTCCACCCAAAACAAGCAATTCGTTGTTTTCCTTAAGCAAACTATCGGCTTCCTTCCAATGCGGAAGGTCAAACCCGTGTCTATACGGGTCGAGTTTCTCAGCAAGAATCTTATCTTCTCTTATTGAGAGTATTTCTGCCACCTTTTCCGCACCATACTTATCAGTCAACGACCTAATCTCGTCAACTGAAGGCATTACAAGTACTGGATGCGGACTAAGGTTCATCTACTGGTAGGAGTTGTGTTCAAATTAATGCCATTCTTACCTACGTCTGACATTTTTATTATTTTTGCTGAAAAGTCTTCCGTCAAAGTTCCGTTGTCTTCGGCTTTATATTTTGTTGCGTCGTATGCAGGAGTATTGAGGTGCAAGTCTGCGTCGTCAGGAACTCTGTATTTGCTATCTAACATTCTTGATGTTCTTTCTGAAAACTTTTCCTTTGGTCCAGTAGCCCTGTGCACGTGCTCTAAGTTGTCGTAATCAAGACTAGGAAACATCTTTTGCTTCCATTTGTAATAAGCGGCAGCAATGACTGGAGCGTGTTCAGGATGTGCGGCAAGTTCTGGGTGTTTTGTCAAAGGAATGCCAGTCATTCTTTCCATGTTCAAGTAACTGTCGTAATTCGTCAGTTGAACGTACCCTCTTCCACGACTAAAACTACCATCGTCACCTTTGTAGTCCTTTCTCCAGTCTCCTTGGACTCTAGTAGCAATGCCATCTGATTCTGCCATCAAGTGCCAAAGGATGTTCTTTTGTTGCGTTGATGTGAACCCTTGTTTACGCAGTTCTTCAATTACCCTGCTTGACCAAGCGTACGTGTTGTTGTTCTCGTCGTATCTCTTAGCCGCTAATGCGGCTATTTCTTTATCGGTAGGTTTTTGAGCCATAATATTTTTTTAATTGGTAAGTTTACGTCCCATTCTGTGTCTTCCCAGTCAACGTCTTCTTCTTCCTCAAGTCCCTTTTGTTTTCTTGTCATCTTCGTTCTTGATATCGAATGTATCGTTTCGGATGACAGCAAATTGGTCGGTGAGCATATGGCGAATGATTCCGTCTTTTTCCAGCACTACGGCAAAGATGTCGTTGCAGAAAGTGCCAGCGGATTGGACATAGAGCAGATATCCGTACCCGATTGCGGTCTTTACTGGGATAGGATTTCTGAACTCGTAAATCATGTTACCAAGCCTTGCAAGACCAGTATCTTGGGGTTGTCTTGTCTTTTGCGGTTTCGCACCTGTGTCTGGCTCTGAAAGACTTCCGTCTGGCTGGTTGGTCTTTCTTGATGCTCATGTCTGGGTCGCCAAAACGCACAATCTTGACTTTATTGCCAGACTTTACATACACGGCTGACTTTTTAGCCGCATTTGGAGTCCTAAATGGTTTATTTAGAGTAACTTTTCTGTTTTTGTAGTTAGCCATAAATTATTTTTTGTTTTGGTTTTTCATGTTATTCTGATTCATCAGAAGGTGTAAATATGTCAAAATCTATGTTTCCGTCATCACTCTTTCTTGGGATATAATATCTCTTTCCGTTCTCAAGTTTGCCAGTCTCAGCCATTTTTTTGTATTCGTCAAAATGAACTATATAATTCAAGTTTGCGTCGCTTATATATCCTTTTGAGATTGAATCATTTTTAGACTTAGCAAATTCTTCTGGTGAAAGAATATACTGCGTAGGGTCGCCTTCGAACGCAAACGTGTTTATTAACGCTTGTTCTTTATCGGACATAGTTCCTGTTCCTGTTATTTTTTCCTTAGTAACTGGAGAAACATATTCCGTAGGTGCTGAACCCTGTATTGGCATAGGCACAAACGCACCATTTCGCTCCATTATGACGCTTGAGCCTGAAGGGTGAATAGAATGCACGTTCCAACCCTCGATATTTCTGCCAGCCTTGACCCATTGTCTGTTTCCTTTGCTGTCGCTCATTGACACTAAGCCCTCTGATGGAGACGAAGAATGCAGTTTGATGCCTTGAAGCATCTGCATATCTTGGGCTGAAGCCCTTGCTACTGGTGTCTTTGATGTCGGTTTTGCTTGGGGTATCCCAGCGGTAAAATAAGGCTTTTCTTCCATGTTAGTATTTTCCTATAAATCTAGGGTGACGTGCAACGCACCATCTGACTCCATCCCATCTGATTTTCACAGGCATGCCAAGACCAAACTTTGACGAATCCCTGCACAGGACGTTTTCTGGCTTACCATCGACAAGCACAGCAATCATCTTTTGATTTTTGAACTTCCCGTGAACTGTGCCTTCTTTGACAGTATTCTCTGTCTTGATTTCCGACGATTCATTCATACCGACCTTATTCTTAAGTTCAGCAATACCTGCGTCAGTCCAGCGAACCTCCCAGAGATGCTGAGGTTTCTTGCTCTCAAGCCTAGTCCAATGCACGTCCTTTGTGAATTGCTCACGCATTTCCTTCAGAATCTCCCTAGAGAGTCCGAGCGTTATAGATAGTTCTTTTTCATTCATGTATGTACTATTGGGTTTAAAATCCTTGCATGTCAAGCGAATGTAAATGGTGGGTGCGGTTGGATTCGAACCAACGTTTCTTCCGTTATGAGCAGAGTGTTCTGACCTTTGAACTACACACCCCTGTAAAGAATACGGCAAGCGGGGGTCGAACCCGCAACATCCAGTTTGGAAAACTGACACTCTGCCAATTGAGTTACTGCCGTAAAATGGGACTAGCGGGACTTGAACCCACAACCAACCGCTTAAAAGGCGGCTACTCTGACCATTGAGTTATAGTCCCGAAAGAACCCCGAAAGGGAGTCGAACCCCTGCTAAGAGAACCAAAATCTCCTGTGCTACCATTACACCATCGGGGTAAGTTAGACGCATGAAAGGAAATTTAACCTTTCTCCTCCGATGAACGGAATTCAACTTAAACTAATGCGTCAAAGAGCGGAGAAGGCAGGATTTGAACCTGCGGTGGTTTTACCCACAGGTCTTTAGCAAAGACCCGCAATAAGCCTCTCTGCCACTTCTCCTAGAATCGACCCACTAGGAATCGAACCTAGATGACTCGCTTAGAAGGCGAGTGTTCTATCCGTTGAACTATGGGTCGTAAAGTAGAGGGTACAGGATTTGAACCTGTGGGAGTTTTACCTCCTTCTGTTTTCAAGACAGATGCAATAGACCACTCTGCCAACCCTCTAAAGAGCCTTGTGTCAGATTTGAACTGACGACCCTCTGTTTACAAAACAGATGCACTACCGCTGTGCTAACAAGGCGAAATCAAAGAACACCTGCATAATTACGATACGATATCTGCTGTCAACATGTTTCGTAAACAATTGGTTCTTTTTAACTCTAATTTAATTATTCGCTTGACATCACTTCCTCCTTCCCCCCCTATAACCCCCCTGTCTCGCTTCGCTCGACTGCCACACGTCCCCTTTTTGGGATAAAAAGAATCCCTAAGGTGACCCGTTATATCCCAAGGGCGGGGGAAAAACGGCGACCCCCTCCCCCCCCCTGTGGCTGGGCTGGGGTTTTGGGGGCTGGGCGTAGGGCTGGGACGGCTCACCTTTTTGGAGGGTAAAGGGTAGGGTGTGGGGACGGGTTTCAGGGGGTGTGATTGCTGGTGTCCTGCGTGGTCGCTGGAGCGGTTTGGCGGTAGGGTTGCTGGGGTAGTATTCGTTCCGAATCTGGCAGGTGCTGAGAGGCACGGGAGACGTTCCGAGTTCGTCAGTCAGGTGAGCGTCGGCAGGGTGTCAGGCTGACGTGCTGAGGGTGTGAACTGACTGGTGCTGGGCGTGGCACGTACCGGACACTTCGACGGCTTGCTGGACGAACTGAGCGTGAGCGTCAGGCCGTGAGCGTGTGAACCTGAGCAAACGAAAAAGCCCCCATCGCTGGGGGCTGTAGTCGGGCTGGGGTTTGGTTCAATCCCAGAGTTTCCAGAGGTTGCGTCCGAGAGCCTGAATGTGCTTCGGCTGACGACGCATCGCCTGTTGCGAGGCACGATAGTGTCGTGCTTCGGCTTGGCTGAGGGCGAGTGCTTCGGCTTCAGTCAGGGCGAGATGTTCAATCTGCTTTAAGACCAGCGGAGACGATTGAGGGTGATTCTGCACGGCAGGTGCAGGCTGTGCTACTGGCTGGGTAGCGGGTGAGAGAGCCTTGGGTTTGTGTGCCACGACGTGAGTTTAGACTGCTAGCGTCGGGACGTGCAACAGAAAAAAGCCCCCATTGCTGGGGGCTGGTTTCTTACTCGTAATGTGGGCGGGTGTGGCTGACTGATGCGAACGGAACTGCCTCTGCGTACAGCACGTGCGTCGCACAGCGGGGAGATGCCGACCAATGTGCTGGAACTTTAGCGTCAGGGTTCGGACTCAGAACGTCAGGGTCACCTTGGAACTTCGCCCCGTGACTGTCTCGCATTTCCTGCTTATAGGCTTCCATCAATTTCCCGTCGTCAAGGTTCACGCATCCGATGTATTCGCACACGACGGGGGTAAGCCAGTCGTAGTACCAGCCTCCCTCTTCGTGCCCGCCGAACTCTCGGCTGATGGTGTACAGGCATAGGAACGGGGTCAGGTGACTCGGCTCATTTGCGTACAGTTGGCAGAACTCAGTCAGGTTGCTCAGGTCGTGTTTCAGGTTGCTGACAATCTCGTCAGCGGAGTGATTCTGGGGAGAGGCAGAATCGGAATTGCTCCCAGCGGGGTTGTGTTCCACGCCCTGAGCGTAAGCCGTCAGGCACAACAGGCACAACAACAAAAAAGCCCCCCATTGCTGGGGGGCTGGTTCGTTAGTCGCAGTCTTCGTCTTCGTCTTCGTCGGGAAAGTCTTCCTCAAGACCCCCCAAGTCGTCGCTGTACTCTGCAATGCTCAGCCCGATGCAGAACGAAAGCAGTTCGTCGTAGCCTTCGATTTCCGTCCGAAGTTTTTCGGCTTCGGCTTCGCTGAACCCGACTTCATTAGGAACGTTGCCTGACATTGCGAACTGCGTCAGGACGTTCAGTCGTTCGACGACGTTGCGGTCTTTTTTGCTCCAGCCTTTCTTGAGCGTTCCGAGTACGGCGAAGATGTTGCCGTCGACGTTCCAGTCGATTCGTGGCAGTTCGCCTTTGTACGTTCCGAGAATCCAGTTGCGGAACTTGAGGGTCACAGGAAACACGTCCTGAGCGTTGACGCTGGGGGAGACAGCGTCGTTCTTTTCCCCGTGGTTGTTAGTTTCCACGAACACAACGTAGTAAAAACCCTGATACGCCCGCAACAAAAAACCTAAACAAAAAAACCCCCCATTGCTGGGGGGCTGGTTCGTTAGTTCTTAGACGTGTCCACGTTGCGGGGTTGCCTGACCAGAATCCTGAACTGCAAAGTAGCCAGTTCTCGTTCGCCCGCACGTTCCAGAACTTCGGTCAGGCGTTCGCCAATGTCAAGGTGCTGGGCGTCCGTCAGTTTTTTTATGTCCTGCGAGGCGGGAAGATTGTCGTGCATAATGACGAAGACGTTTGAGTCGTCCTCGCTGACGTGGACGCCCTTCTCGTCTTCCACGAACCAGCCGACGTTCCGAACCTGAACCAACAGCGTGGGGTGAATGTCCATTTCACTTTTGTCGAACTCGCACAACCCGACGAACTTCGGGACGTCGAACAGTTTTAGCAATGCGTTGTCAAAGCCGACAACAGGCTGACGAAGGGGGGAGGCTTCGTCGTTCTTTCCCCCGATGCGGTTGTAGTCCACGAACAAAAACTAAAGCCGTCCTGAAAAAACAACAACAACAAAAAAGCCCCCATCGCTGGGGGCTGTAGTTGTTATCCGTACACCACGTCGTCGGCTACGGCGATTTGCAGGAAGCAATCGTCGTCTACTCCGTCGAAGTCGAAGGCGTCTCGCAACTGTTCCGCTTCGTCGTTCAAGCCGAGTTCATAGCATTGGACAATCATAAGGAACTTGAAGATACGTTCCTTAGGGTAAGGCTTGTGCTTCGGGTTCGCAACGTACGCCCTGAACGACTGGATTGCAGAGTCGCAGGTGATTTTCCTGTACTCGCTGTCGGGGTGTCCGTCAGCGTTCAGCCTGATGGTGACTGACCAGTCGGCACGGGCGGGTTTCCCGCTGGGCGTTTTCATCTCGCTGTGAGCAAAAGCAGCGTCAAGAAAGCCTTCGCCGTTGAACTTACCTTTAATCTGAAACCACGAAGGGTTGATGCCAGTTTCGAGAGCGGAGTTCAGTTCGCTTGCGACGAACAAGGCGAGTTTGAGTTTACGGGCGTTGCTGACAACATCGTCAGCCGATTGACTCTGGGAAGGGACAGAGTCGGGATTGCTTCCTGCGGGGTTGTGTTCCACGTATTCAACAAACACGTACAGCAAAACGATTGCAAACAAAAAAGCCCCCATTGCTGGGGGCTGTGTTTGTCAGGTATAGGATTCGCCTTCCTCCAGTTCGTCCATCCTGTCTTCGTGCAGAACTTCGTGGTCAGGGCGTTCGTCGTTCGCTTCACCTAGCACGTTGTCTATGGATTCCATCACGACGTTTTCCCAATGCTCCATTAGTCCTTCTTGAATCTGTCCCTTAATCGTTTCCAGTTGCGGACGTGTCAGCGATTTCAGTCGGCTGTCTCCGTCCAATGCCATTAGCACATCTTCGTCAGTAATCAGGACGTACTCGATTCCGACGGATTTGCACGTGTAGTTAATGTGACCTAGTGATTCGTCCTGAGCGTTAATTAGACCATTAACAGGTTGATTCTGGGGAGAGACAGAATCGGGTTTGCTCCCTGCGGGTTTGTGTTCCACGTCGAAAAAATAGAACTCGCCGAAAACATACGCAAACAAAAAAGCCCCCATTGCTGGGGGCTGTAGTTGTTATTCCTTCGCCTGTTTGAGCCTGAAGCCGTTCAGCGTCTTCGACGCAAGGGAGAACAGAACCTTTGCGTCTTTCTCGTTCACGTTGTGGTGATGTGCCTGTTCGACGAACTTCATCGCTTCGCTGATGTTATCGGCGATTTTGTTCGCAGAGTACACCAGCCCGTTTCGCTTGGAACGAGTGCGGTTCAGTTTGCGAAAGAACGTTTGGGCGTATGCGGGTTGGGCGGTTGCCGACAATGCCGTCGACTGGCTGACGCTGGGGGAGACAGCGTCGGGTGATTCCCCGTGGTTGTTAGTTTCCACGTCCTGACTGTGTAAGCCGTCGGGGGCTGATGCAACAAAAAAGAGAGGGGTCTTTCGACCCCTCCCTGTTGCTTACCAGCCGTTCTGTTCAGCCAGTTCCGTTATCTCTTTTGTCCTGATGGTGTGGCAACCTATCGTCACGATTCCGTTCTTTATGCTTCGCAGGGGATACACCCCGACTTTTTCCTCTCTGCCGAACAGCACGTCGTCCTGTTGTAGTTCTGCTTTAAATCGCTGGTAGCATTGCCTTACCAGCAGGACGGATAGAACAGCACCCCTCGAGGTTTCGACTGTGTCGGAACGTGTAAGCCTCAGTTTGTCGTGCATTGCTTCGTTCAACAATGTTCCCTCAGGATTAAACTTAAGGTACAGGTGTTCGAACAAATCGACGAGCCGAGTGAACTGGTGTGAACAGAACTTCCTGTTCAGGGTAAGCCACAATTCCCGAACCTGTACCGCTTCCTCCGTCATTTGGTACTGAGTCAAAAACAGTCTGGGCAATTCCGTACGCAGGTTCGCCCCCTGCTTCCACAACGTCAAGTCTTCCCTGTATCGCTGGGCGAGTGCGTCCACGACTTGCTTCCACTCTTCGCTGTGCTGTTCGACTAGGTTCTCGACGAACTGAAACGCCCTGCCTTCGTCTTCTGCCTTTCGCTTCAGGAGTTCCTGCTGTCGCTTGCTGATTCGTTCCAAACACTCCCTTGCTACACGTGTGAACCTGTTTGCGATTGCGGACAGTTTGCGGTTTTTCTGAAGACCGAACTTCTTTTCGTACCATTGCAATTTCAGCAACAACAGGAAGTAATAGTGAATGTCCCAAGTCGTAATGCTGGTGACCCTGTTGTTCTGCATTCTCACCATAAACTCTGCCAACCTCCCGATTCCGTACTCGCAGTTAGAGTTATACCCGAAGTCCATAGACTCGCTGGGAATCGTGATTGCGTACCCCTTCCCGACAAACCAGTCGAACTTCTTTCGGGATGCGTCGAAGTCGAAGCCAGTATCTGGGGTGATGTGAGACTCGCTGAGTTCGCTTCCGATTGAGTTATGCAGGTACTTTTTGTGCTTCGACGACGTGACGCTGTACTTTTTTGCGTTAATCAGAAACACGGCGTTTTCCCCAACCTGACGACGTGCTGACAGGCGAACCCGATAAGTATACAGGAACGTGTCGCCCTGCTCGTCCTTTTCCGACGACGAGACGTTTCCGCAACAGAGTTCCTTTGGTTCTCCGTTTGCGAACAGGTGAATAAGACTTTTGATGTTAGGTTGATGTTTTTTGGTTTTCATAGGTTGTGCTGGTGCGAGATTAAACAAACAGCCTACCCGCTTGCTGTCAAACTGTTTTATTCTTTTTTCTGATAAGCAGTTCCCTTAGGGTTTCGTCTCGCCTAAGGCTTTCCTTTGTTGCCTGTTCCAGTCGCATGAACCCAACAACGTCCAAACCCGACGTTAGCCCGTCGTTCCCCAGTTGCGAACCCTTCGGCTGGTAATGCGTCAGAAAGACTTCGTCGAAAAACACGTCGTCGAACCTGACTCCGTCCTGCTCCCTTTCGCAAACGGAATAATACAACCTGCCGTCAACAACAAAAAGGGAGTCCCCTTCGAAGGAGACTTCCCTGTTTTTGATGTTGTGAACGTGGAACGAACTCACGACACATTCCCTTCTTTTGCGTCGAAAGAATGCAGTTCCTCTATGGCGAGAGCCTTCATATCGCACAAAGGCTTCTTATAGATGTAAATGCCGACTTTATTTGCAGAGTGAGCACAAGCGTTAACAAGAATGACAACGACTTTCCATCCTGCTTTCTCCAAACGCATTGCCTCAACATAAACGGAACAAGCCGTTTCGAAGGTTTCGTGCGTCATGATGTCTTCTTTGTGAGCAAACAATATGTAGTTGTTAGCGTCTTTTTGTTCGGTTAGGTGTGTATACATGGTTGTGTGGGGGGTGAAGGTTATTCGGAAATCTCTCCGTCACGTACTTTCTTGTTTCGGATGACGCTCAGGTGAACAACCCTGTTCTCCATCTCCTGCCAACCCCTGCGGAGGGTTGCAAGAAGGGTCTTGTCGGGGTTGTCTTTGCCGAGTTCCATCTGGGCAATACGCTTCAGTTTGGTAGCCTGTTCGGACAGGTTCTTGATTTGGTCGCTATAGGATTGGTAGGTCATGGGAGTGAGATGTATTACAATTAAATGCCTGAGCGAGTGTCAATTGTCTTTTTCAATTTTCTTGGGCATCAGGTTGTTCGGCGAGTTTGCGTCCAGCCACAGGCAGAGTTCGCCGTAGTGCTGGCGGTACGTGGACGCAATCTGCCATTCGGCTGACCCGCCTTCACGCTGGTGCATCTGGTCTTGCCAGTACTGCATACGCTGGTACGCCTTGCTGTACAGTTTGTAGAAGTATCGTTGTTCGGGAGTGAGGTTGTGCATACTTGGTCACCTTATTATACGCCTTGGGCACGTCAAGACTTTTTAGCACGTAGGGCGACGGAACGTGCGATATGTACGTCGTTGTTCAGGACTGCCAGAAGGTCGAGTTCCATCGTGTCAAGAACTTTCCTATCTTTTATCAGTCCAGCCTGTCCGATAGCCTCTTCGACGACTGCGGATTCGAACACGGCTTCGTCTCCCCCTTCGTCCTTCTCGATTGTGTAATGAACCTTTGCATACACGACGTAGTCCCTGCCGTTATGCTTTATCTTGAAGTTGTTCAGGACGTGCGTGTGCATCACTTCTTCTCCTCGACGATGTCGATTACTTCAGGGGGCTTCTCGCCCTTGAGAATCTTATTTATATCTTCGTGCGATATCCTCAGGCGATGCTCGACGACAGTCGTGGGTGCGTCTTGCAAGGCTAAGACCTTGTCGGTCATAATGGCGATGGCTACGGGGAGTTGCCCAGCGGGGATGTTTTCAATCTCCTCCAAGAGCCTATTGCTACCCTTGGAGACTATCTGCGACAGGAGCGAAGCGGTTTGCTTCTTCCACGTCCCCAAGTTGAACTTACCAGCGTCTTCCTCGTCCTTCTTTATCGCAATGACGGAGGGCTTGGAGACTCCAGTTTGCCGTACTATCTCCTTTGTGCCAGCCCCGTCGTGAATCATGTCAACTACTTTCTTGCGTTTTGTTTTCTCCACGTTCTTTCCTGTGCTGTTTATCGACGGGTTCGTCGAGAGTCTCTCTGGGTTCGATTCATATTCCATTTATTGACACTTAGTGGTTGACCGCATGATTGCAACTGGTATTTCCGCATCGTGATTCAAGTCCTATACGTACTATTCCTTTGTCTGGTGGGGTTCTATGCACTCCTGTATGCAATAACCTTTATCATGCTTCTCCTTGGCTACGGCGACGACGTGCTGGAAGAGCAACGTCAGGAGCGAGTCAGATTCTACAATGCTCTTAAGATTAAAAAATAAGGATATCCCCGTCCTCAGGGAACGCCTGACCATCGAGCAAGGGGGACGCTGTAAGGTTTGCGACGTTGCCCTTGGAGGCGATATCAGGGCTTGCCTCGACCACGACCATAGGACTGGTGCTGTTCGGGACGTGCTGTGCCAGAACTGCAACGGCATCGAGGGGAAGATTTTCAACTTAGGCAGGAGAGGTGGCAGGGGCATGACCTCCATGAACTTTGTCAAGACTATTGTTGCGTACTGGGAGCGTCACGCCAGTTCGCCCCGTCAGGAGATTCACCCGAAGCATCGTACGCCTGACGAGAAGAGGCTGGCAAGGAACGCCAAGGCACGGAAACGCAGGGCTAAGAAATAAGGGCTTGACAGTTGTAATACGCTTGGCATGGTGCAGTCCGTTCCCACTACAACCATGCTACCAATCCATACCACCAATAACGGCAGTTCGGCTTTTGCTGACATGCCTGATTCCCACTACCGCCAGTCCGAAGGTTTGAGCAACTCGATGCTCAAGCATTTCCTGCGGACTCCCAGCCACTACAAGTCGGCTCTGGAGAACCCTCAGGAGACGACCAAGGCTATGACCATCGGGACTGCGTTCCACCAGATGGTTCTCACCCCTGAACTCGACCTCGTTGCCATCATGCCCGACGTTGACCTCCGCACCAATGCTGGCAAGAAAGTCCGAGATGATTTCGTCGCTTCCTCCGTCGGGAAGACTGTCATCAAGGAAGACGAACACAAGACGCTTTCTGGCATGAGCGAATCCGTCAGGAGCAACGCTCAGGCTCTTCAGATTATCGAAGCATGTTCGTTCAAGGAGGTCAGCCTTTTCGCTACGCTTAATGGCGTGAAGTGCAAGGGTCGCCTTGACATGCTCAACCACAATAACGGAATCATCGCTGACTTGAAGTCGTGCGAAGATGCTTCCCCTACTGGTGCTTGGAAGGCGATGCGTAATTTTGGTTACGACATGCAGAACGTGCATTACGCAAAACTGTACGAGGCTTGCTTCGGCGAGATGCCCAAGCAGTTCGTTTTTATCTTCGTAGAGAAAGAACCTCCGTACGCAGTTGGCATCTACGTCATCGGTGCTAAGACCATCGAACGCACGACTGCCCAATGGCAGAACGCATTGAATGACTTCAGCGTTTGTCAGGCGACGAATGTCTGGGGTGCTTACAGCAACCAAATCGTCGAAATCGAACTGTAATGACTGAGCCAAAATTCACAGGCGTTTGGATACCCGCAGGGGTATTCCAGACCACGACTGTCAGCCTAACTGCTAAAGTTGTATATGGGGTCGTGGATGCCCTTGACAACGAAGAGGGGTGCTTTGCCTCAAACGCCTACCTATCTCGTCACCTTGGGCTATCTGTGCGTCAATTACAGGCTATCCTGTCGGAACTTGAGGAGGCTAAACTCATCCGCAGGGTCGCTTGTGAGGGTCACAGGGTAATCCGTACTGTCGAGAAAGTTGCTTTACAGGATGCTCTGGCTAGCACACAGGTAACCCGAAGCGAGGGGGATGCGGAAAACCGCATGGGGGGGGTGAAGAAAACCGCACGGGGGGGATGCGGAAAACCGCATACATATAATAAAGAGTATAACAAAGAGGATAGAGATACAAAGGATTCTGCTCCTTGGAGTTCTCCTCTTCCGTTTGAATCAGAGGCTTTTAGCAAGGCTTGGCAGTCTTGGATTGATTACCGAAGGGAAATCAAGAAGCCTATCAAGCAGACAACGATGCTTGCTCAATGGAAAGAGTTCAAGAAGTGGGGAGAGCAGAAGGCTATCATCGCCATCGAGCAGTCCATCACGCAAGGCTGGCAGGGTTTGTTTGAACCTGCTAGGTCTGTAGGTGGCAACACAAAGACCTTGACAGCCAAAGACCATTCTGATTTCTAACACCTATGAAAGAATTAATTAACAGAAATGGGTTCGATGGATGGGCTGGAAACATCATTGTAAACTACATTGAGGACTATGGTGACATCGTACGCAACAGCCACGTCGGTAGCCACTCAATCGAAAAGCAGGACTATAACCTGAACGCTAAATGGGAACTTGGTTCTCTTGACATTTCCATTCGTGCCTATGTCGAAGGTGATGGCTGGCAAACCCTTGAACAGAATATCAAAATCAAATAATGAGCGACATCGCCTGTCATTGCGGTAAGCGTGGTGCGTTATTCGCCAAGGATGACCACAGCCTCTTCCGTTACCACCTCTGCCGTGAACACCTAGACCCTGTGCGTGTGGCTAACGCAGGGCTTTCTGAATCACAGTTCCCTCCGTCTATGCCAGCCATCTTCCGTGACACGGATATCCAGCGTCTGCACGATAAGATTAAGGCGAACATTGACTGGCGACCACAGGGAGATAAAACTGGTTTACTGATTCACGGAACGACTGGAGTTGGAAAGACAAGGGCATTGTGGGAAGTCGTTCGCAGGATGTGGGTAGAGAAGGCTAGCAAGGACGTTAATATGCCTTACCTGTTCCTTACCATGCGAAAGATTGAGTCAATGATTGAACAGGGATTTGATACCAAGAAGCACGGAACGATGTTGCAGAGCCTGATTGAGCATCCCCTGCTGGTCATTGACGACCTTGGCAAAGAACGCCTGACATCCAGAATGGCTTCCGACCTGTTCGCCATCGTGGACGAGCGTAGCGTGAACCGCAAGACCACCATCATCTCCACGAACTTCAACGGCACTACCCTGCTGGAGCGTTTTGAAAACAAGGACAAGGAGACGGGAGTAGCCTTTATACGTCGCCTGAAGGACTATTACACAATCGTAGGTTGCTCGTAAATTCCCTCTTGACAACCATTGACCAGCACATAACGTCCTTGCGTGTCATTCGTGGTTGTGTGACTCCACAAGGGGTGGGCGAATTAAACCCTCGCTCATCCCTCCACTTTTACCTTTACTGTAATACATTTTTAACTTCCCGCCATTTCCCTATATGAAAACAACTAAAATTAAGACCAGCCAAAACAAGGAAAACATGCTGACTGTACGTATGCCGTCCAAGCAGTTCCACCTGCTGACCAGACTAGCCCACAGCACGAACACCACTAGGTCTGACCTAGTCAGGCACATCGTGGAACTATTTTTGAAAAAATAAAGTTTAGGCATTGACATAACGTAAGACATAGCAAACACTACTTCCCATGAACCTCTACCAAGACCTTCCCTCCATGCAAACCAACCCTGACTCCCAAGTAGCCTTGTTCAAGGCTCTCGTATCATTCGTCTCTGAAACCAAGGACATCGTAGCCGATGACTACAATCCCCATTTCAAGAGCAAGTTCGCCAGCCTGTCCAAGCACCTAGAAGTCATCAAGCCAATCGCCAAGAAGCATGGTCTGGCTATCATCCAACTTCCCGTTGGTGGTTACGACAACGCAGTCGGTGTGCGTACTATGGTCATCCACGAACAGGGTGGCTTCATCACGTCCGATGCCGTCATCCCTTGCAACGAAGGCATGAACGGACAGAACGCTGGTAGCCTGTATTCGTACATCCGTCGTTACGCATTGGCTTCCGTTGCTGGCGTTGCTACGGAGGACGACGATGCAGAACTTGACCGAGTGATTAAGACCACTCCCAAGCCCACGTACGCCCCTAAGACTCAGGCTCAGGCTTCCACCCCTGCACCCAGCACCAGTAAGGCTTCTGCGTCCAGCAACGTCGCTCCGTTTGGTGATGCCAAGGGCGTTGCCTTGTCTGCCCTTCCCCTGATGTCCGACGACAAGAGCAAGAAGTGTGCTGACCTGAACTACTGGGCTAACGTCTGGCAACCCCGTCCGTTTGGAGATACTGGAAAGATTTCCGCCAAAGACCTTGCCACCAAAGCCGAGGCTCAACGTCTCTGGGGTGAAGCAAACGGCTCTAGCGAATCCCAGCCTTCCAGCGAAGACGTTCCTTTCTGAACCAACACTAACCACAAACCAACAAACACATGAAGCCTCACTACTATAAGTTCCAAGACAGCAAGTACGTAATCCTTGAGGATGGTACTGTCTGCCGTGTCCTCAAGCCTACCAAGATTCATAATCAGACTTACTACAATATGATTATCGAAGGCAAATACACCCGCATTAACAGCGAACTGTTGATGAAGCCATTCGACGAAGTCAACGAAGACAACCTGAATGCCTAAACTATCTGGCATCAGATACCTGCGTCGGCTTGTAGCAAACGCAAAGAACACCAAGCACAACAAGTACATCACGCTCAATATGGAATCGGCAGAAAAAGTAATCGAAGAGTTCGGTCCTTCCTATAGGACTGGACAGTTTGACTTGCGTTCCAACTCCATCAAGGCGGCGGCTATCAACCTCTGCATCGAACCTCAGGAACTCATCGAGCGTCTTGGCTCTAAGAAGCCTTCTGAAGTCATGCAGGAAATCGCCAAACTCAAGAGCAAGATTAAGGCTCTTGAAGAGGCTGGTGATGCCCTCTGTGAATCGTCGGACAACGTTAAGGCTAAACGTGAATGGGTATTTGCCAGCAAACTATGATGACTCTCCTAGAGATATACAGGCTGGCTATCGTGGAGGAACTCACAGCCGCAGAAGCAGGGCTGAAGTACTCATGCTCAAAGCAATCTCTCTCAAAGATTGGTTGCAGATACAAGATGCCAAGGCTGAAGACAGAGGCAGAGAAAAGAATCCAACGTCAATTGTCCTTGATGAACGACACTCAGATTCTCTCATATCATAACGCACTAAACCTGACCAAGAATGCCCGCACTAGCCAGCGTGAAAAACTGGCTGTTGTAGAGGAACTCAGCAGACGTGGCATTGATGTAAAATGAAGTCTGGACAAAGCAGATACGGGTACGGCAAGAGCAAGGAACTTGCGTTGCAAGGTTATGCCAAAGGCATGACTGTATCTCAGGTAGCCAAGGAATACAAGATGTCGTACGCTTCCGTGTACAACGTCTTCCGTCGTAGCGGGATGGAGTTAAAGAACTCAAACAGAAAGAAGCATGGGTCTGTAAAAGACATTGTACTCCTTGAGCATTCCAATGGTCTGTCGCCAAAAGAAATAATAACCAAGCACAAACTTAGCAAGAATTCGGTTTACTCTGTATACCAATACTGCAATTTCACTCCAATAAAAAAACAATGAGAAAGCCAAAGCGAATAAAGTTTGTCTACGCATCTGATAACCACGGAGATAAGGTAGATAAAAAAGCGGCTGAAGCCTTATTCGCTTTCTGTAAGGAGTTCAAACCAGACGTACGTATACACGGAGGAGACTGCTTCGATATTCGTCCGTACCGCAAGTCAGCAGATGCGGAAGAAAAGAACCAATCACTCAAGGACGATATCAAGTGGGGCAAATGGTTCATAGAGAACTACAAGCCTACTGTATTTATGATGGGCAACCACGAATACAGACTGTATGAAGGAGTGGAGAACAACACAGGAAGAAAGCAGGAACTGATTAAGGAACTGCTGGATGAGATAAAGGCTTTCCTGCGAGCCAATGGTTGCAAGAAAATCGTCGAGTACCACGCAGACAAAGGTGTGTTCACTCTGGGAAAGGTTCGTACATGTCACGGATACAAGTGCGGTAAGAACGCCGTCGAGGAACATGCCATCCATTACGCCGATAGAGGCGGGGCTGTAATCATAGGTCACGTGCATTCAATGCAGATGGTCACGGCTCAACGCTGGGGCGGTTGCGTGGGCTTCACGGGCGGTTGCCTGTGCATGAAGGATGAGATGTCGTACGCTCAGAATCGCTTCGCCACTAGCAAGTGGGGTACAGGCTGGCTGTACGGGTACGTCGAAGGAAACAACTGGAAGATTTGGCAAGCCCACAAGGTGGGAAACAAGTGGATATACTCTCATACTGACATCTAATGGAATCAAAGAAACTAAAGGAATTGCAAGGTATCATCTGGAACATGAACGTTGACATAGTTCCAGAGGGTTACTACACACGTACGCAACTTTCCAATATATTTGAGCGTAGCCTACCTCAAACAGACAGGATAATAAAAGACCTTATCGAAAAGGGAATCGTACGCAGAGAATTGTTTTGCGTTAAATCAAACGCTGGTGTATCAAAGATACCATACTTCTTCATCGACCATGACAAAGCCAAACAACTTAAGAAAGTTTCTCGCAAACATAGACGAAGATATTGTGTTAGCAGACGGACAAGAAAACGCATTCTTAGGTCTTGCAAGTACACCTAACGGATACATTGCGGTTTATTCGACGGACGAAATAATAAACAAGTACATGGAAGAAGACCTAATGGACTACGAAACAGCAGAGGAGTTTGTGCAGTACAACGTCATTCAGGCGTACGTCGGAGAACGCACACCTATCTTCTTAGAAATCATCCCTAAGGAAATCTGGAACGAAAAACAATGAAAGACCTATACATCCTTCTCTTGTTGCTATTGCTCACCGCTTGCGACATCTACGCTGTCTTTATGTTTTTTAAAGTTAAGCGTGAGTTTGACAAGTATAAAGAGAAGGTCGAGTGCTCCGATTGCGACTGCTGTCCCTGCAATGTAGTTGAACCAGACGCTTTCGTATATCCACAGAGAAGACATAAGTACAGCCCCGCCGACGGATATAAATATACCTCCACGTTTGATTGGAGTAATAGCAAAAAGGATAATTCCAAGGGTGACGAGGGCAACCCCAACGCATGAGAACATCCATAGTATGCGTTCCTTGAAGGCAAGTTGACGCTCCTTCTCTGCCTGAGCCAAGGCTAACTTGGCGGCATCTAGTTCAGCGTCCCTCTCTTCGACCATAGCCCAAAGTTCATTCGTCTGCTGGTCAACCTTAGAGGCTTCCTCCTTGTCCTTCTGGATTGCTTTAGAGTCGCCCTTCTTTAGAATGCCTGAGTAGTACTCAACCTTGGCAACGGATGGCTTTGAAAGCCCAGACAGGCGGGTTACTTGGGCTTCTGCAAGTTGTCGAACATCTCCTTCAGGGAGGCTACCAGCGATAGCAACAAGGGCAGAAGCAGAGTCAGAGACGACCTCTTCGACCTTCGTGATGTACTTGTCTTTTTCTTCATTGCTTATTGGTATCGGTTGGCTTGGAACACTCTGGCAACCAACTAAGTTTCCAAAGATAAACAAGATTGCTATGGTTTGGAAACTATTCATTCAGTTAGTTTCTTTAACAAACTTACCTTTGAGCCATTCAAAGATGTCTGGGGCTAACGCTCCAGAGGAAGCGTAGATGATTCCTTTGTACAGTTGGTCTATGTTTGTGGGGTTGACTGCGAAGTAAACCAGCGTCCCAACGATAGCACCTGCGATGCCTTTCCTAATCCAGATGATAGCCTTGAACCTCTCCTCCGTGATTATAAGCCTAGCCACAGCACCCAAAGCCCCAAGAACGGCTACTATCCAACCACCTCTCTTGAACTCGTTGGCTGTATCTATAAGACTAGGGTCTACAGGACTCATGTCTTAGGTCTGTTTCTTTCTACTCTTCGCTTTGCGTCTTCAAGTTTATCGTACACGCCAATCACTTCCCTGTAAGGGTTGTATACTCTGTATTTATTGTTAAGAGACATGATGATATAGTTCATTGAGTTCTTGATGCTGAATCCCTTGGTGTTGTTTTCCATAGGAATCCAGTCTCTCCAAACCCTGAAGTCTGCGGCTGTGACGTTCCTTGCTGGCATAGGAACTGGAGGCTGATTTGCCTCAGGAGGCTTGCTTGTATCCCAATGCGTAATCCTTACGTTGGGAGGAGGCACATCGGCTGGAGGAACGTTGGGAGGAGGAATGTCTGCTGGAGGAACGTTGGGAGGAGGAACGTCTGCTGGAGGGTTATTCTCATTTTCCTTGTCAAGTCTCTTTTGTATTTCGCTCTTGTTATCTCTTGTCTTCTTCTTGTCGATTTGACCCTTTTCCACGTCCCATACGTTTCCATTTTCATCAACGTAAATAACATCAAGAATACCATCTTCATTGGTAATCATTATTCTCTTGAACTCAGGTGGCACTCCTTTGCCTTCGCTTATCCAACCAGAAGAATCCTTGACTCCAATAACCTGTGACTCTGCTCTTTCTGTAAATTGTGTTCCTCCCTGTTCAGGTCCGTAGAACCATCTCCAATGGGCTTCGTTGTCTGGGTGGTTCTTCAGTTCCTGCCACGCTTCCCAATCAGAAAGACCTTCAAGGAAGTTCTCTCCTTTTCCCTTAGCCTTCCATGCTTCCAATGCTGTTCTATGCATTGCGATTAGGTTCTTTTCGGAATCCGTTATGACACCATGCGGACGTTCAGGAAGGAACGCCGTAGGATTGTCACGATTAAGACCAAGCGAAACCCTCTTGATATCCGTGCTCTCGTCATGCACGTTCAGGTCAAGCCCGTGAGAACCTCTTCTGTTCAAGTCCATTATACGGATAGCCTCCTCTAGCATTTGATTGACCATTGAATACCTAGGCTGACCATCTACGCTAACAAACCTAGCCAAGTCCATTGACATCTGGTTGTGCAATGAAGCAACATTTGGAGAAAAGCCTCCCTTGACCGCTTCGGTATCAAGTGCTGAAAGCAGATTTGGGTCGTACTTTATTGATGTGAGTTTAGAAAGCATATCTGAGTCATTCATCAATATGATGAAAAACTCATGCGGGTACTTGAATCTGTATGCACTCTGTCCCCTGTTAAGCCCTTTTGCCGAAATGCCGAATGACGTGAGTTGCCCCATGTCTAGTGCCATCTGAGATGGAGACATTTGCGTTCCTTCTGAGCCAGCCTCAGGCCAGAGAACCTCCCAGTTTTTCTTCAACTTATTTCTTCCGCTTTTAAGTTTCACCTCGCCAGTTTGAGGGTCTACCTTTATGTAGTTAGCATTGTGCTCGACAACGCTTGAGTCCCACATGTTTGATATCTTCCCGTTCTTGGTGTTCTTGGCGAAGGTATTCTTGGCAACTTCAACCTGAAGTTTGAGCATTCTTGCGTACGCATTCAGTATAGGGTCAACGGCAGTAGGGTCGTTTCTGACTTGGTCTTCCTGAACCTTGATGAAGTTCTCCACGGCAATTTGCCACGGGCGACCTGATACGTTGCCTTCGCCTTGTGAAACTATCTGCTTAAGCCATCCGCTGGAATCTCTGTTTACAGCGTCTGAGTTTATTCTCGTCTCGAAACTGTGGAAGATTTCCTCAAGTGCAACGCCTTCGAATGAGTGACCAGACAGAGCCTTTCTTATCAACTGAGATTGAGATGTTGAAATTGTCGTGTGCAGGTTTCCTTTTTCAGCATCACCCTTAGTTGACACCTCTGGGATGTTTCTCTCCCTGTCGAACATCTTGTCAACAATCTGTTGCAATGTGAGGTGTTGGAATGTTTGTGTAGCGGCTCTGGCAAACTTTACTGTATAGGGTGCTTTGTCTAGTTTCTGCTCTTCTCCAGTTTTTTCAAGTCTTCCAGTTGACGTTGTGTCTCCGAACTCATCACCAACGTCTTCTGGCTCAGACTCTTCTCCATCTTCTTTCTTCTTCTTGTTGTTCTGCTCTGCCTCAAGACGCTCAACCTCCTCAAGAGAGATGTTGCTCTTTCGTGGGTCTACGTGCGTCTTGGTTGATGAACTTTGCTTCAGACCGAGCACAGTTTCAATCGTAGATGCATACGACTCCTTGCCGCTACCAAGGGTTATTCTTCTGTTCAGTTCTTTCTGAGAGCCAAGTGAAAGCATCGTCTTAGCCCAATTGGACCAATAACTTCTTGCTATGTTTGAGTGAACTGAACTTCCTTGTTGGTCTAGGAATGTGAGAATATCTTTAACGTACAAAGGCTTGTTGTACTCAAGATGCCACCGCATGTACGTGTACAACGTATCCTTTGAGGCGTGTGGCATGTTGTTTGGTGACAACTTTATTGGCTTTCCGTCAAACCCCTTGTCGTAATCCCTGATGTCAATCATCGGGAATGGGTCAGCACCCACAGGAAGATAGTATCCTCCGTATCCTATGTATGAATCCTTGTACTGCGGTTCGAACTTCTTCGTGCTTCTGAAGTTAACAGCCTCTCCAGCACCTTCGTTCGGATGCAGGTTAACTGTTCTATTAGTAATTCCTTTTCCACGTGGTAGTGGTTCATACGAAGCACCAGCAATAGATTTATCACGGGTGCTACCAATCATACGCTGATGGTAATTAGCATTATCAACAGGAACAAAAAACGACACATCAAGACCACCGCCATCCATTTGGTTTATATAAATAACGCCATCATGTCCTTTATCAATTGCTTCACCAAGAATCTTCTCGGTGGGTTTCATCATATCTGTAAACTGACCATCGACAACAAGAGGATTATCAAACCTTATTGCTGATTTAGCAATGTCATATCCTGATTTATTACTGTACCCTTGGTATTCTTTACTTAAAACAGTTGCATCAGATGATGCAAAAAAAGCACCTCTCATTTCACCTGAGGCTAGACGTGAAGACCTTGGGTCATGATAATTAACGTATTTTTTGTCTTTAAGAAATCCTTCAGATGTTTTTGTTCCGTGAACTCCTACGACTACAACAGGTTCTCCAGTTCTAAATTGCCTTGAATATACAGCGTGTTGATAATATTCACGCATAGGTATATTTTCTGCTATGTATCCAGCAAAATCGTTGTATTGAGGGTTAGCCTTTTTTACCCATTTTTTTGCATCCTCTATTGATTTTGCAAAATCTTTAGCCGCATTAATTGTAAACTGACTATGGAGTTGCTTGTCTGGTGCTTTCTTGGCTAGGTCTGACTCAAGTTTATTGTACTCAGCATACTCGCTAAGTGAAAGATATGTTTTTAGGTGTCTGTCTGGCAATGATTTGTAAAGCCCTTTAAATTTAGAATTTTCCTTTTCAAAAATTGAAATAGATTTTGCTGTTAATTCTTCAAGTCTTAATCTTTTAGTTTGTCTATCAAGACCTCCAAACATTTCTTTAGACATTTCGTCTAACATCATTAATGCTGTTTGTTGATTTATATCACCTTCTTTAAAGTTTTTGATAAAATCGATAAAGCCTTCATCAGCAGTTTGAGGAACAACTTTTCTGTCACCAACAAACTCCTGCATTCTTTTTGTAAGAAATACGTTTCCTAATTTTCTGGCTTCATCGGCTTCAAGGCTATCTATTATAGGAAGTTCTCCTCTACCTTCATTCGGTGAGCGATTGATACTGGCAGAACGTCTGTCGAATCTTTCAGCCTTAGGAATAGGAATTCCATTGGCATCGTGCGTTACGAGTTTGTCTGACTTAATCTGCTCAGGGAAGAACACAGCCATATCCATTCCGTCGTTAAGACCATCGTAGCCATGCTTTACGAGAAGGTCACGCAGTTCGTAAGGACCGACTCCATCAACTTGCAGTTGCGTAAACGACTTGGTTCTTTCAAGCATAGCAACCTTTCCTTCAACCCAAGCGTCACTAAGTGCTGAGTTTTTTGACTGAACCTTCTGAAGCAAGAACCTTAAGTCTTGCAGGAGTTCAGGAGTTATTTTGTTTTTACGAGCGACAGTACCATCTTTATTGTAAACATTACCATCAAGTCCCCAAGGATTATGTATGCTGAGATGAGCAGTAACAAGATTCGGACCAAAAGTCTTCATCTCGCTAATATTATCAAGAGCACCTCTGCTTCTGAAATAAATTCCAGCAGGATTTTTACCTCTGTTCTTTGTAGGGAAGTGCAGGTCAAACACGTTTACGTTTTTAGCCTCTGTAGCATGCACGTATCCCAAATGGTTGTATCCTCTATCTGCGGCAAAATGTCTAAGTTCTGCTTCGTTGCCGAATGCCGTTCCTCTGTTGTCAGGGTGGTTAAGAACCATCGGAGGATTCTTTCTGGCGTTTTTCAATGCGGCTTCAGAAGCCTTTTGCATATCATCGAACAGTCCAAGCCTTATTCCCCTGTCATCGTACACCTCAACGCTTCCGTAAGGTCTGGAGTCTGAACGCTGTGACTCAGGCTTCTTGACCAAGAACGTGTATCCAGAGGGATGCTTATATACAGTACCCCTGACTGTTTCCTCTCCTCTTCCTTCGTTTGGATGGAAGTTCAACTTGATGTCGTTGTAGGCGTTGTTAAAAACAAACGGCATCTTCTGGTCACGAAGCCTGACGTGCGTCATTCTGTTGATGCTGAACGAGAAAACTGTAGACAGGTGGTTTCTTGCTATTTCACCGCTAGGAGAGTTGAGGTATACGTCAGCCTCACCCTTAGCCATGCCCATAACCTGATGGAGTGCGTTGCGTCTGTCAGCACCCTTGCCATCCACCCAGAGGTTTTCAGACGGAATCTTGCCTTCACTTGGAGTCTTTGATGCGTTCTCAAGATACCTATACAGGTCTGTCATATAATCCGTATGGTTTCCTCTCCAAAGCATCTGGACTACGGGGTTGCTCCACGTGTTGTTGGCACGTGTCTGGATGTTGTCGTAGTCCAACATGTTAGCCTTGAACTGGAACTCTCCGTTGGCTGATATCTTTATATCAACACCGAATGCCACTCCAGTACGCATCTTGAATGGAACGAGTTTGCCCTTGACTCTCTGAGGGTTGCTTACGTCGCCAATCGTTTCCATCGTAGCACCGATGCCACCGAAATCTACGACGTTGCTTTGCATCTTTCCTTCTGCTACGTTCTGGAATAGGCGTATCTTGTTGACCATCTCCCTACTGACGTGACCAGAGTTCACCATCAAGTCTAGGATTTCATCGCTAAACGGACCTCTGATGTTTCCTTCTGCGTCTATCTTGAACGTACGTCTATTGGCAGGTACGCTCATCAGAAGTTTGTGAACTTCCTTTGCTTTCAGCCTGTTCTCCTTCTTTATCTGTGCTTCGCTCTTCGGCTTGTAGTTTCCGTCAAGTCCCTTTTCATACACGCCATCAAGACCATTGCCCTCAATGAAAGCCTTCTGGGAATCCTTGCTCATCTTGGATATGTCAAAGCCTCCAGTTTCATTCACCTTCAACTGCATACGCATCACGTCCTTGAAGAACGACTCAAGTGCAGGGTTGATTATTCTTTCCGTCTTAGTCTGACCGAAGATTCCCTTCTTCAAAGGTGCAAAGACTTGGTCTATCGTGACAGGCTTATCAAGACCAGTCACAGGGTCTTTGAATGTTCTGTTGAAGTTGAACTGTGTTGCAACGTCGCCAACCCTGCTTTGGGAATGCTTGAGCCACATCATTGTAGCAGACTCAAGTGCTCCTCTAATGCCACCTAGTTCACCACCCTTGTACATCCAATCAATAGGCTTATCCATAAGCATATGACTGTAGTAATAAGACCCGAACTCCTCCGAAAGATGTTCAAGCATAGGTCTTCCTAGGTCTGCATCCATCAGCAAAGTGCCGTCTTTTTCATAAGCCTTCTCTGCCATTTCAAGTCTGGCTAAGGAGTCTTGGTAAGCCTTTGCGTCGTCGCCAGCCTCAGCCTTCAGATATCTTCTGAAGAATTGCTTGCTTTCATTCCAATCAACGACTGGTCTGTTGGTGAACTTGCCAGTTTCATCTCGCTCACCAATGATAAGACCCTGAAGGCTCTTGATGTACAGATGTCTAAGCGGGCTTGTTCGCAACAGCGAGTGGAATATTTCGTGACCAAGCGTAGGTCTACCTGCCGATTCTGCGTTGATGTAAATTCTAGAGCCACCAGTAGCCTTGTTTTCGATGACGAAGCCGTTGTGCATACTGAACTGTCTCTTACCAAGAACCATCTCTCCGTCTGGAAGGATGATGAATCCGTCCTTTGTCTTGGGGTCGATGCCGTTCTTTATGAGCATCTTGTCGTACATGTTTCCATCGTACAGACGGATTGATGTGTCTGGATGGATTCTGTCCTTTGCGGCAATAATTCCGTCTAGGTTAAACCCGTTAGCCCTAGCAAAGATTTGTGCATTTTCCCAATGCATAGCCTCTTCTGGGTTCATGTCCTTCATAGCCTCTATGATGTACTTTGCTGAAATAGAAGCATGCAAGTCTCTGGTTGCACCGACGATATCTGATATAGCCTTTCCAGTCCCAGCACCGACAGAGCCAAGTGCCATACCAGCACCCATTCCAGACCAGAAGCCGTTTCTTCCATCAGACCAATAGCCTAGGGCAGAACCTATTGTTCCACCCTTGAACGAACCTTCACCGATAGCACCTACGTAAGAAATAAACGGGTCAAATTTGTCGATTATCTTCAAAAGATTTCGAGCGTGATTGCTGAGTTGAGCACCTTCCTTTGCTGACGCTTTCAACGCATCAGCGGCGTATGAAGAGAAGCCTCTTGGACCTCTCATCATGCTGTTTCCGACTGCACCTATTGCTTCTCCAACGCCAACAGCCGCACCTCCAAGTGTATACGCACCAGTAATGCTTGAAGCGTAAGGTATGCTATACCCTACAGCACCAGCACCGACAGAGCCAATACCACCAACACGCATCGTTGACTTAACAGTATCCTCAAACTCCTTTGCCGAAACGCCAATTGCTGTTTCGAACATGCTACCACCTTTTTCAATTCCAAAATCTATAGTTCCCCTTGTTGCACGTCCAAACATTTCTATAGGTGCTCCGACTCCCCATTTAATCGCACCGCCCAAGATTTTTGCCTTAACTGCTTCAACTTTAGCCCCAAGTATGAGTGCCTTTTCTCCCATACCTATGAAGCGAGCCGCACCAGTTCCAATCTTGCCAAACGGAACTAAAAAAGAAGGGTCTGCTACTGTACCAGCCGCTTGGACGAAATCATGGTTGATTAGGTCTTTGTCCATAATCATCGTTTTAGTGCCATCCCATAGGTCGTTCAGTTCTCGATTGACTTCTCTTGCTCTCAAGAACTCGTTGTAAGCCTCTTGGCTGTTTTCCTCTACGCCATTGATTGCGTTGAAGAATCTAGCCTGAGGAGATGCGGAGTTCTGGGACATAGCCAGCATTCCGTACATTGTTTTAGTTCCCTGTGCAAAAGCCTCTGCTGTGCTTCTTGGAATCTTTGAAGGCTCGTCCATTGCACCTTCAGCACCTTTTGTGAACAACTCGTATATATGTGCCCCAGATGTTGTAAGCAAATCGAGAACGTCTGATTCTTCGTTCTTTTTGTATTCGTGATATTTCAGCCAGTCTTCATAACTAGGGTCGTACTTAACCTTAGCCTTGTCAGCCGCAAGCATGTCAGCCCATACTTCAGCACCAGTCTTCGGTGCGACTATTTGTTTTACGGCATCTTCTCTTTCCTCTTCGGGCAGAGAATCAATATATGCATCTATTTCCCTATTCCCAGTATATTGCTTAATTGAAGCATTTATACCACTTTCTGTAAGTGGGTCTGATATGATGGGATTTTGCTCGAAGATGTCTGCCATTTTGTTATTTTATTGATGCTTTGATTTTAGCACGTTCTTGAGGTGACAACTGACTCCAACCTGTAAACTCTTGATATGCTCGTCTAGCCGCTTGCAATTCATCAGCCTTATCCTTGTCCAACTCAACAGTCAAACCAAAAGATTGTGGCATTGTTTGCAATTCGTCTTCTATTTTTTCAAGCATTGCATTATATTTAGCACGTGTAGTTGACTGCAAGGAGAAGAAAGCAGTTGGGTCTTGCACCAATTCTTTCATAAGTTGCTGTTCATAGTCAGAAACAGAACCTACACCAATTAAGGCAACTCGCATGCTAGCAATAAGTTGTGAAACTTTTGCAGCCGCTGTACCCCACTTGTCTGGCGAAAATGAACGGAAGGTCTGTTCATTAAGTTCCTTAAGTTGGTTGGCAATTTTCTTTGCCGCTATCAACTTAGGGTATGTTTCTCGGAATTTGCTAGCCGCTTCAGCAGAACCAAACGAACCAATGCCACCTAACTTTATACCAGAACCCTTTATGAACTCAGTTGGCTTGAAGCCTCCACTCGGAAGAGGTTCACCAAACGTGACAGACTTTTCCTTTGCAACATCGCTAAATGACGATGTATTGCCCTTCGACGTAGGCAAAGGCTTCCATTCTCCTCCAGAATGATACATAACGCCATAAGGAGTTTCTTGCATTTTTAACGTAGCCTCAGGGAATTGAGTATTGAACATTGAGTCAAATCCTTGAGGGACATAACCAAGCCTTTTCTGCATGAAATTGCGAAGCATCATACGCTTTTCATCTGTAGTTCTTTCTGTCTCAAATGACTTTGAGCCAATTATGCTGGTGTTTGTACCAAGAGGAGCAGATGGCTTGTATGCGGTATCTACGTCGTTTGCGTTTGGCGAACCACTGGAGATGTCTGCGTATCTTGAGAGAAGTTTCTGGTTGTCTGCCAAGTCCGTAAACGCCGCTTTATAGGAGGCATCGTAGTTATCTAGTTTGACCTGTCCTTGGGCAATCTTTTCGTCAAGGTATTTAACTATGTCGATTTGCTCTTTTCCTGTCAACGGAGTCCAGCCACCAAGTGCTTCATTAACACCAAACCATCCCTCTCCCTGTCCAAGTCCAGCGGGGAAGTATCCAGTTCTCAATTTACGAACACCATCTAATGTTGTATTTAGGTAGGCTCTAGTCTCAGGGTCGCTATTTGCGTTATAAGGAGACTCGTTTCTAGTTCCATACATGCCCTCAAAGAACGAAGTCCAGAAAGTTGTCTTAGCCATTTGCAGGTAGACATCCTTGTTCATTCCAGCAATTTTAGCCTTTATGTCGGCATCGACAGTAACGCCAGCCTTCTTAAGTGCATCTTCAAACAACTTTGCTTCTTCGGTTGCGAGTCTCTGTGCGGTTCTTCTTTCAAGTGTTGCACCAACCTGACCTCCAGCACCTATCATCTTCGGACCTTTGGCAAGTGCTTCTGCTCTGGACTTCTGTATGGCTTCGAATGCCTTCTTTGCCGATTCGGTAACCATCTTTTCTCTGTCGATGAGTTTCTTTCCCTGTATAATCTTATTTGTCTTAGTTGCACCAAACAGAATAGTTGCGGCATCGAATCCAACTTCAACTCCAAGTGCCGCTTCTGGGTGTATGCTTTCCCATTGACCATAAGGACCAAAGTCAACCAACTCAGACTTTCCGTCAGCAACGGAATCACGCATTGTTCTCAGCCAATCGAGAGAGCCAGAGTAAGCGTACTTCTTATTCCAAGCCTCGTTTTTCTGGGTTTGTATATGGCTTCTTGAAACCTTAACCTTAGCCCAGTCATCCTTGGACATTCCAGAAGCAACTCTATTTGCTTCATCTTGTTCAGGAGAAATAACACCTTCCCCAACAGGTGTGATTTCCTTTGAGCCAAGAGGAGCAGACGGCTTGTAAGAAGTGTCTGTCGTTTCTTGGGGTGTCTCTGCTTTCTTGTCTGTATATCGAGAAAGGTCAGGAGGAAGGACAGCCGCAAATCTTCCACCAGAAGAACCATTCATCACGATTCTTGGATTGTTTCTGAGTTTCTCTGGAAGGTCTTCCTTGTTTACCTTCTTTGGTATGTACAATCCACCACGTTGTTTTGCAACTCTCCACAACTCGTCAGGCGTTATGTTAACAGGGAGTCCGTTAAGTTCAGCCACAGCGTCGTGGTGAACGCCCATTCTGTTTCCGATTTGCCAGATTTGCTCTCCTCTTTTTACCTGATATCTTTCTGAATCAGGAGCGATTGTGTAAGCGGAAGATGCTGGTCTGCCAGATGCTTCGTCGTAACTTCCTCTTGCAACTGAAAGTTTGCCAAACATAGGCTCATCATACTTTCTCTGCGGAGCGTCTGGGTCTGGTGCATTCGGTGCTATTGATGTAGACTTAGTAGGCGGTGAACTCGGTGCTACGTTAGCCTGAACCTCCTCGGAAGGCTTAAGTTGCTCAGGTATGTTTACCTGTTCCTGTTGAGCCTGAGGCTCAGGTTCAGTCGGAGCAAGTTGCTCAGGAATAACAACCTCAGGCTGTGTAGCAGGGGCTGTGGCTTGAGCAGGGGCAGAGGCAGGGGCGGGTCTAGCGGGAGCAGTTGCCTTAACAGGGGCTGGTGCTTGGGCTTGGGCAGGGGCGGGGGTTAGTGCTTTTCCAGAATACGCAGGGGTTGGTGCTGAAACCTTAGGCTCTGTAGATGGCTTTGCAACAGGCGGGGTTACAGGTTGGGTTGGCTTGGCAGGGGTTGGTGCAGGAGCAACAGGCACAGGCACGGCAGGAGTACCTCTGTCTGGTATAGCAATGTTTGGACTAACCTCACCAGCAGGTGTTGTTATTGAAAGGTAGTACTGGTCTAGGCTAAGACCAGACGCTTGCTGTCCGTCAACGAAGTCTTTTGCTGAAACGCCAGCCGCTTCTGCGTACGCATAAACCTCAGGGGAATACGGAGCAATTTGACCAGTTGAGTCAGGAAGGTAAATGTTAACGCCACTTTCGGTTCTTGTCGGTACTTTTCTGGTAATTCCATCTGCCGTAGTAACAATCGTATCCATCGGCTTTCTCCAATCCTGAGCAGGAGGAAGCACTTCCAATGCACCAGTAACTGGATTAATATGGTACTTGTCAATAGGCTTGTCTGAGAAGTTGCCGTAAGGACTGGCAGGTGCTTCTGGCATTTGAGCCATCCTATTTATTGAAGACGGAAGCGGAGCATTAGGATTGTTGTACTCAGGAATTTCCCTAGGATTATCAGAATAGTAATCTTTTGTATCTCTAAGTTTGAACAGGTTTTTTGAGACAGCGTTGTTGATGTTTTCAATCGCCTTCTGTCTGACAAAAGGTTCAACCTTAGTGTCGTTTGCGATTTGAGACGGAAGAGTAGAAAGCCAAGACTTAAGCCAGTCCGTCTTGTCTCTCAATTTAACTGACGGGTTTGCCTGTTTGTACCTGTCGTAATAAGAACTAGCCGCAAAAATATTCTTATCAAGGGTTGTCGTATAATCCCAGATAAGGTCTTTTGGTGCAGTTCCCACAGGCACTTGTCTAACGACAGTAGTGTTGTTAGGGTCTGTAGCACCTTCACCAAACACTCCGTATTCACGTTCTTTTCTGACAGCATCGTACAAGGGAAACTGTTGCATTGTGCCAGAATACCCTGCCTTTGCTGAATTAAGCACGGCAAGAGCCTTAGGCAACGACAAGGTTTTTACCTTAGATAGTTCGTCAACGTAAGGGGAAAGAGCGTCAGCAAGTGGCTTGTACGCTGGGTGCGACAAGAACAAAGACTGAGTTTTTGCTATTTGACCAGCAAGCACGTCAGCCTCCGACGAAGCCATATCCCACTTAGCGGTGTTTTCGTGATAAGCCTGTATTCCTTCTGCCAAGGACTTTCCAGCGTCAGCAAGTCCTGCTCCAGCCGTTTGACCGATTCTAGCACCAGCCTCGGATATACCTTGGACTGGGGCTATACCGCCTTGATATTGTTGAAACATTGCCATAAATTATTTAATAGCGTTAGAGTAATTCGGCATAGTAAACGTTTGATTCATTGCGTTGTCATAACTTTTTTGGTCAAAGTTACCGCCTCCACTTCCTCCAACTAGATTAGGATTCTTTAGGTAGGCACTACCAAGATTTCCAATCATTGATGTCATTCCAGAAGCCCAACCCTGCTGTGCTTGAGCGTTAGCAAGTTGCGTCTGCATTTGATTGGACTGGTTAGCACCATAGATACCAGCGTTGTATTGTGACTCTGGCTGGAATAGTTTAGCACCCAATCCTTGAGACATTTGACCAGCAGAAGCAAGAAGACCAACAGGACTAAGTGCATTCATCTGGGACATGAGAGGTTGACCATACATTGACATAGCCTGAGCCGCATTGTTTTGCCCAATTCCGTAAACTTGTCCAGCGTATTGTCTAGCCCTATCTTCTCTGGAGTTAGCAAGATTATATGAACCAAGGACTTCAGCCGCAATTGCTTGATTGCCGAACTGCATACCCCTAGCCGCCATAGCCGCCCTAGCGTTACCTTGAGCCATACGAAGTTCTTGGTCTGACAGGTTTCGACCATCAGCCAAACCTTGTGAGGCTTGGTTAGCCATAGTAGTATACAAGCCAGCCGTTGTCGGGTCAAGAGTCTGCTGGTATGCGTTTCTGGATGCCTCGCCAACCTGTCCGTAGATAGGGGCTTGCATACCAAGGTAAGCGTTCTGAAGACCTTGCGAGTACTGTCCAGCCTGTCCGTACAGGGCGTTCATAGTACCCATCTGCCCCATCAGCGTCTCCTGCTGGAGTTGTTGCCATTGGGGTGTGTACTGACGCTCTAGGTCAAGGAGGTCACCTTGTATCTTGCCCTGTGAACGCAAAGCATCTTGCATTTCACCTAGGTAAGAGCGTTGGGCAGGGGCTTGGATGCCCTTTGGCTTGCTTCCGACAGCACCAGCCAATGATGTTGCCGCCATAATTCCTTCTGCTACGCCCATGTTAGTTAAGTCCTTTCAAGATGTTCATGTATTTATTAGTTAAAAGTTTTGATTTGCCAAACTGTATTCCGTATTTGTTTTGGTTCTCCCAGTTCGGAAATCTGGTCTGAAATTGACCTATGAGGTCTTTTCTTGATTCAGCGTCTGTCGCTATCCAGTCCATAACGCAGAGGTCGCTAGAAGCCTCTGGAGCAGTCAAATCGTTATCGCTGGGCAAGAGGTCGGTCAGTTCCCCACCGAATGGCTTGTGCAGGGGATAGACCACAGCAACACCACTAATCTTGCTGTCCTTGATTGACACCAGCAGACCCTTCTTGCTGAACGCCCAGATGATGTAATTCTCTAGGCAATCCGATTCCCAAGCAAAGCACTCCCTACGACCCTTTGTGCAGTTCGTGCGGATGAATGCTATGATTGAGTCGAAGAACATCAAGCGGTACGATATTTGTAGATGCGGAACTTGTTGGCAGCCCCGAATGTGGTTTGGGCAAGGTTAACGCTTGGCCCATTGTTATTAATACGAACAGTTTCAACTGTTAATGTAGTTCCAGCATTAACAACCCACCTTG